CAGAGCAACACTAAACTCTGGAATATGGTCAGGAATAGCCTTATTGATAATCTTATCACCAGCACGAGTTTTCAAATCCTTGTCAATAATACAATGGATAAGTTCCTCGTATTCAGAATAATGCTCAATAAAACTATTCACAGCAGAGATAGCATCATGCCCAGTAATCTTTCGACTTTTTAGAGCATCCAGCAGATCAAAGAAATTTTTGTACTCATTCTTTCTAGCCACAAGATGATTCTTCTTTTTCAAATTATCGCTGGTTACATTATATTGCCACAACGGATGATAAGTATAAAGTAAAATATTTTTAGCGAAAGATGCTGCGGCACTGTTATGTCCGCAATAATCCAAAATAATTCCTTCCTTATCTTTAGTGCTGCTTGTAGCACGAAGATCACGAACCATTCCCATAACATAATCAAAATCGTGAATCATTACAAATAGTCTCCTGTGTGTATCGCCATTCTACACTACGATTATCGACTTGTCAAGCAACCCTACTTGAATCTTTCTGTCTGGACAACAGATTATTCAAAGAATCGACAACACCATTTATTAATACTGGTAATTCATCAGCACTAATATCGCTTCTTAATAAGAGATAATTAAAAGCATTTAAAACTCCTTGAATATTATCTCCTAATTGACCAATACCAGTATTGCACTTATCACAAGCCCAGCCTCTAAACTTTTTAGTTTTTTTACAGTGATCTAATCTTTCGCTATTTTTTTCTGAAAATAATTTATGACAACATTCACAGTTATTTGGAACTGGTGGTGCTTTTTTTCTTATCTTATATCTTATCTTAGTTTCTTTTTTAACACAACTTTTACATCTACTATCCAGACGATCTTTGTGTCCTCTATGTTTAGAAAAGGATTTACTATTTTTTCTTTTACCACAATAAACACAAATTTTTCTACTCATATTGGACGAGTCGGGAGTCGAACCCGAGTCTTAGCATAATTAAAATTATATCTTCTACAAGTTTATTATGTTCATAAGTTTTATGAAAGATTAAAGAACAAACAACATTCATCTTTCCGTACCAACTAATCTCAGGCTAGAACCCGTTGGCTATTCTAGCAGCCGAAGGATTTTACATCAATCTTTTGAACGCTACCTTCATCGCTTTCTAAGATTGTTGCTGTTATTTAATTAAGCAGCAAGGGCTAACTGAGTTTCGCCAGTTAAAGCGTTTGGTCTGCTTTTAAGGAGGCCAACAGACCAACCTCCACTTGCTAATATAATTCTCCTTATGTAATCGAAACCATTTCTCGCCCTATTTTTCAGAACCTTCTTCAAGTTGATCAAACATTTTATTCAATTCAGATTCCCTAATTGCAATAATACTAGACCCACATTGTTTGAAATACATTTCTTCAACGTGTTCCATAGTATAAAATTGAAATACGTTCAAACCAACACTCAAAGCAAAACCAATAATCAAAACAATATCCAAATATAAATTTCTCATAATAATCTCCTGGGTTAATAGGGCGTGTTGGAGTCGAACCAACCTTTTGAATACCTTATAAGAGTATGTGCAACTACCGGCTGCAACGCCCCATAATTATTGTTGTTCTAATTCCTTCAGTTTTTTTTCAAGAACCTCTATCTCTTTATAATACTTGAGACAAGACTTGCAGAAATCCGAAGAAATATAATCTCGTATGTCTGCAATTTTATCCTTTAGGTTTCTTATTTCGTTTTCTTTTTGGTTTAGATTCATTTTTATTCTCCGTCCAGAAAATCATGGTATTCTCTTTATCACTCCATGCACACTGAACCAAGTCTTTAGCAGCGAGTCTTGCTAAACCAATATTATGAATCCATACACAAGTTTGTTCAAAAATTTCACCATTCGCATTTTCATCTAGCATCGGCCTATTTTCTTCATCAAATCCAAGACAATTCTCTTTCACAAGATTAATCATTTGACGAATAGAAATATACTCATTAAGATCATCATCATAAGTATCACAAATATTTTTGGCCGCACAGACCCTCATTTCTTCTGCATAACCTTCTAAATTAGTAATAGCATAAACTTCGCTCATGATATACTCCAATTAGATATATTTCTTTACACCAGAACCAGACTGACTATCATTAATATGGTCAATTGTATCTTGCATATTATGTTCTCCCCTGGAAAGCCACCGATTATCCTCATATAGTGCTGTGATCATTTGTGGAATCCAGTGCTGATAAGCAATATCATATTCTTGTGGAAAATACTCTTTTAAAATACGCTCAATATGAAACAGACTATTAGAAATAGAATCTCTATGGTCAACTAGTTTATTTAATTGATATTTTTGATCATTGGTTAATTGTGTCATACCACTTCTCTAGGTTTCAGTTTGAGCAACTTGTGTTTAGTTTTCCAAACTTTAGTCTCTTGATTCTGAATGTCTCCACCCATATAAATATGGCAGAAGCCTTGGTATTTGTCAAGTCCATAAGCAAGGATTCCATTATCATCAATACTCTCGACAAGAAATCGTCCACGATAACCCATAGGGATAAACTCTCCCTTGCTAACGTAGTATGGGCCACCAGCAACTTTGATCTTATCTCCCTTAACAAGATCACGCCAGTTAATGTCACGAATAATCTTGGTATTCTTTTTCTCTTTGCTTTGACACTTGAAAATAAAAGGGGTATTGCATTGTGGACACATAAAAGCCCTTGGGCCGGTCAAGTGTCCACACTTATCGCAAGTTTTCTTACCCTTTGGCATTTTCGTTCTCCTGTGTTGTAGTTGTGATGCTCTAAGTATACCAGACTAATCGGCACTGTCAAGCATGATTCTTTAGTGGATTTTTAGATTTTTTCACTAAATTAGATACGATCACCTTGAATATCTACGACAACAAAACCATCGACCATTTTTACCCTGAGCATATCCAATATCAACAGTAATCATACCACTATTAGCAAAGCAACAATTATTATAGGCTTGTTGTGGAGTTGATCCACTGCCGCAACCTTCATATCCACTATTGCCACCAAAATGACCCACAATATTTCGTGATGCCATTGTTTCTGCTACTCCTTGTGCTGTGCTATTATTGATAGAGTAATTAGTAGTATAACTATAATTTCTAGGTTTAGCATCGCACACGTTCATTAGACCACAAATAGCCACGAATAAAATCATCTTCTTCATAATTAATCCTCCTTGATTAAATCTTTGTCAGGGATAATTTTCAAACTACCCTTAGAATAATGACAAAAATAACTACTATGAATTTTGCGTTTAATTAGGTGATCAATTTCATCAAAAATTTCAGTATAAACATTAATTCTGTAACGATTATCAAACACATTAATAATCTTTGTCATCCAATAATGTTTAGGTTTTTCAACCTGTTTAAACAAAAGACTTTCAATTTCAAGATCCATTATTGCTAATCTCCGGTTTTTGATAAGTATCTACTGCAAGAGAGATTTTCTGGTCTGCTGGTGTTTGAATAAAATCTGTAGGATAATAGTCTAGTGTTTCCCAATCCCATACCTCAACCCTTTCTTGCCAAGGAAAACTACCAGGATTTTTAACATCATTTGCTCTTTCATGCAAATAATTATACAAATCTAGCCAAGTCATATTTTGGTATTCCTTTTAAAAAGTCTCATGTCTGCTCTGATTGGTGTATTATACGTTGTAAGAGTATCTGTGTCAATGGGGGATATAATGAAGAAAAAATGTAGTGCCTGTGGAAAAAGTAAAACACTAGAATGTTTTCATATTAAAAAAGATAGTAGTTTCGGTAGAAATCATAAGTGTAAAGATTGTAGAAAAATATCTTCTCATAAATATTATTTAGAAAATAAAGATAGGTTGAATAAACAACATAAAGAATATAATTATAGTCATAGGCAACAACAGGCTAAAATTTTTAGAGATAAATATAACTCAGATACAGAATTTAAAATCAAACACACTCTTAGACGCAGATTGCGTCATGCAATTAAAGGTACAATTAAAAAGAAATCTGTTCATGAATTATTGGGTTGTGATATAGATTTTTTTAGAGAATACATAGAAAAACAATTTTTAAAAGGTATGAATTGGAAAAATCATGGCAAATGGCATATAGATCATATTAAGCCTTGTGATAGTTTTGATTTATCTGATATAGAACAACAAAAAAAATGCTTCCATTATTCTAATCTCCAGCCTTTATGGGCTAAAGATAATTTAAAAAAATCAAATATTATCTAGCACGACGATTAGCCCTATCAAGAATACGAATAGTTTGTGTAGCATTACTAGGAACCATAACAAGGGATGGAGCAGTTTTATGGTTCCAGTCCATAAAACCCACAGCACGACTCTCTACACTACAAGATTTACAAAGAATCTGGCGACCAGTTTCAACAAGAAACTCATAGCGATCAAAATCAATCTGATTTTTGCAGTAAATACAGTTCATGGTTGTCTCCGTTTGTCGGATTATACCATAACCATCGGCACTGTCAACCCTTCTACTTGAGTCTGATTGCCAATACTATCACTAAAATTGCCATTATCCAGACTGTAGTAGATATTAGATAATCCTACAGCATTTAATAGTTTATCACAATTAACACAAGGCTTGCTTCCTAAGATAAGTCCTTGTCTATTAATACGAAGCACACATACTGTCCAATTAGCATTAATGGTATTATACATATCCAGCAGTTTAGAAATAAGATGAGATTCAGCATGGATGAATGGATATTCTTTATATTTTGGTAAATTAAATTGTTCGCCTATTCTATAAGCCCGTGCATGAGTTTTAATCGGATTATTTTGGGTGAAACAAATCATTTTGTTGCCATCAAAGGCAGCAGCATAATGATAACAACGAATAAGAGGATTAGGGTTCCAATTTGCATAGGCTTTACGAATCGTTTTGTTTAGTATCTTCATCTTTTTTAACCAAAATTCTAGCACCCTCAATAGTTGTGATTAATTCGTGATCATCCTCTATAGATTTTAGTGGTAATCTATGAGGTTCCTTTTGAGAAGATATAAAATCAGTAAGTTTAATTCGTTTGGGTTCCTTGGTCATTTTTTCTTCCTTGGTTATGGTATTCAAGACCTCTTTTCAAGAAATGTTCCTCATACTTAGTGAAACCAAAATGCTTTTTAGCAAACTCTAAAACTGTTTCTGGCTTAAAACAAGAACAAGAATAAACATCCAAACTAATAAAATGAACAGCCTCAATAGCATGAATTTGAATTCCACTCTCAATTAAACCAACCCATCCACTCACACCGTACTTATCTGCATAAATTTCACGACCATGATCAGTAGGCCCATGAATAACAATTGGTGGAGTCATACGAGTCATACCAATCTCATCAACAAGACGCTCTAAAAATCTATAGACTAATTCAAGATTATCTGCGGTTCCTTCCGCAGTATCATACATATCAAGAAAATAACTATATCCGAAAGGCTTAATTTCTTCGCTCATTTTTAATCCTCTAGTGTGCTAAAATATATAAACCGATATTAGAAAAAGCATAACCACAATAGGCATAAAACATGCCATAATGGCCGGCCCTAAATTGTTCAATCGCAACATAAGCATAAATTAGACCAGTTAAAATTATCAATGGTTTACTCATGTTGTAACTCCTTTACAAATTTCTTCAAATCTTTCTATTGCATAGTCTTTGGCTTTTAGTTCCATGTCAACATCAAAATCTAATCCATAAGTATTAAATGGATTTTCTGCATAATCAGCATGAGCACGGGGATTATTTCCTGACTTACTTTCGCTGTAATGAAAAAGAGGTTTGTGTCCATGCCAAGTATCATGACAAGCCTTAATTGCTGTTTCTTCATCTAGTCTATCTGGATGACATTTGTGATGCAGATAATCGAAAGTGATTGGAATATTTGTATTAGCATGAAAATAGGTGATCAACTCAAATACACTCCAGCAATTAAGTTTATCATCATTTTCAATAACAAGTCGAGCCTTGCAGTTATCATCTAGTCTATTAAAATTACGCTTAAATCTTTCAATAATTTCCATGTGGGTGCCATTCTTATTATGAACGTGCATATTCATGGGGGCATAATAATTTGCCGGAAGTCCAATTCTGTCAAAGAAACTGCTGTAGAAGTTGAGTTCTGTGATTGTTTTATCAATTGCTTTCTCGTTGTTTGATGCCAATACATTAAATTCACTTGGATGACAAGTGACACGAACATTAGTAGAGGCGATAGTTTGTGCAATATTATCAAACTCATCTTGAATACTATCATAATTAGGTAAATCTTCTAAACTCACATTGGCTTCGTCATAAGTGATAAGAGGAAAAATATCGCTACTAACCCTGTAGCAATAATTATTATCTGCACAAAACTGAATCGTCGCATTAGTAACTTCCAAATTATTAAGTATTCTATCTCCGAGAGTTGATAACGCTTCTTCTCTTGAGAGTGTAGAAAATCTTTTAAATGTCATGGTCTGATGTTTCAGACCTTGTTCTTTTAATTTCAGACTGATACAGCACAAACCGTAACGCATAGAATCTCCTTGACGGCATCTTACCATATTATCGGCAGTTGTCAACACAGAATTTAGGCTTGTGTTGGATAAGCAATTACTGAATGAATTTTAACTATTTCATGATCCATACCAAAAGTATCTTCAAATGCTTTTCGTGCATGAGATGAGGATTCTGCTTTTACTGATTCAGAAATTAATATATGTTGTTTAGTGTCATCAAACTTATTATAAACTTGAGCAGTTATCAGATATTCTAATTCCATCCTAAAGCCTCACTAGTAATAGGCAGTTGTTCTTTAAATATTTCTTTTGTTTCATTCGCTAAAATCATATGTTCTTTTTGTGTTCCATTAGATGATCGTAATTGTATCCAATGAATAAAAGAACGGACTGAACCACTCATATAAATTCTGGTCGGTGTTGCTAGTGGTAAAACAAATCTAGCACACTCTTTAGCAATACCATCTGCAATTAAACCATCATATATTTCTTTACCTCTTTTGAAGTAGTCTAAAATATGGTATGTCCATAATTGTTTAGTCGCATCATCAATATCATCAATACTATTTTGTCTATTTTTAGTATCCTGACGCCTTAACTCAAACATAGGAATATCTTGTGCTAGAAGCGTAGCGTCAGCATATCTTTGACTAAATTCTTGGAAGGTAAAACTTCTGTGTCGTAAAATTTGAGCAGCAATTCCCCTAGTTGTATTTATTTCAATAGTTAAAAACGCTTGCTCAAAGACCGAGAAATGTTGATGGTCTATACAATACTTTATTAATTTAGCATAGTTTTCATTATTTTGTCCTGCTGGATTTGATACTCTAGCACAATAGGATATAAGTTGTTCTGCATTTGGAGTAATTGAAATTAATTTTACTAAATTCATAATAATGAGTTTCTATATTGTATGAGGTCGTGTATCCATTCTAAAAAATCATCTTGAGACATATCTCTTTTAGCCTTATTGCAAATCTCACAGCAAGTTATTGTATTTTGTTTTGAATAGCCTTTATTTGAATCAATTCTATCTAATCCATTATATGTAAAAGAACCATTTCTTGTTCTTGTTCCTACTTTGGTTTTAATTGTAGTCCTAGGTTTTCTACCACAATAATAACAGTTCTTTTGTGTAAGTTCCAAAAATTCTTTTTTAGTGAATTCAAATTCTATATTTTTCTTTTGGCTTCTATAAATATAGTTTTTATAACAACAATGTTTGGCAGATTCTCCGTGTGGTTTAGAGTTTCTTATACTAGTTTGTCGTGGTAAAATATTTTTACGAAATTCATTCAATAAACAACCACAACTTTGTGTGTGTCTTAAATTACTAATTCTAAGAATTTTTTCTTTACCGCAGTCACATTTCACTTTCCAATAACTTTCTCTCCTGTCTTTCCAAAAATTTTTAATTCCTTCAAAAGCAATAACTGTTAATCTACCAAATTTTTGACCTATTAAATTTTTTGATGGTTTATTTTTCATATAGTCTCCATTATTATTGGTAATAATTATTATTACACCAATGTTAATAGAAATTCTGTATGAATAATTCCTCAACCTGTGGCATAATTACTCATCTCTATATGTTCTGTTGATTCTGCTTCTTTTTGTTTCGTTTGTGTTTGATGATCCAACCACTTATTATCTGTTATATGATTATAAATATCCCAAGCAAGTTTACTAACACTTTTACTAACTCCACTAGCCTGTGGATCATCTAATTTAGCCCAATAATAACTAGTAATATCACCATCTTTATCCTTGATGGTTTCATAACCCTTTTCTTTAGCCCATTTTTTTATTTCTGACCAAAGCATAATTTCTCCTAGCAACTCATATTACCAGACTTTGCTGGTTTGTCAACACTAGTAGTAAATTTACTATCAGGTAAATCATACCTTTTCCACGCTTCTTTATGTTGTAACCCAATTATTTCTATCCTTTGTTGTTTGATCATATCTTTTTGATAAACTATCAAATCATATAATTCTATAATAAGTTTGGCGGCGTTGTCGTCCTGACAACTTTTTATAATTTCTTGTATATTATCTATACAACTATACTTTAGTGGTTCTGTTTCTTTAGTCATCTTTTATATTATCCCAATTACCATTATAATCATTCCATTTAATATTCATTATTTGTTCTGATGCTATATAGAAATATGGATTCACGAATCCTCTAATCTTATCAGATTTTGTGGTACTACCAGAATCAGAGTGATGTTTGCAGTTTAAATTTTCTATAGTAAAAGTTTGCCATTGTTTCTGATTCATTCGTTTGAAGTAATCGGTATCTAAAAAATAGAATGGAAAACATAGCCAATCCCATTCTCCAACATCTGCAAGCATATCTGTTTTATAAGCACAAAAAAGATCATCATTCATTCGTTTTGTTGATGATAAATTATTATAATTGATAAAACCAATTTTATTAGTATTATCAGAAAATAATTGTGTAGCACAATCAATGAGCATTAAATCTCCATAATCAGTCAATACCTCACAATCATTGTGCATAAAACTTATAAAATCAAGTTGTTTATCTAGTGCGATTTTTCTCATTAAATTGAATGTTTGAGCGGTATTTAGTGGAACAGGGGGTTTTAGAATATGGAATGTATTATTTTTACTAGTAAATTTAGATAATGAACCATCATTACTATTGTCTATAACAATAGTTTTATGTAGTATATTTTTAACACTATTTATTGCAATAGATGTTAAATCAATTCTGTTGACATGAGGTATAAAATGTAAATAATTCATTATCAATATTTATAGTATTTAATTCATAAAATTTAAGAGCAATCACAATACCCAATTCATCTCTCACTAAGATAGTATCATGATAACTAAATGTGATCTCTTGATCTAGTTTAATTTTTTTATTTCCGAATAGCAAATAATCTTCTTCAATATAAAAGACTTTATATGAGTTAACAAATCCAAACCCTCTTGATTGATTGTCCGCAGTTACTAGTCGTGTGGAAAATAAATCAATACAATTTATTCTACATTTTACTAAATTCCAGTAGTCTTTGAACTTATATAAGAAATCCATTATTTCTGTAATTGTTCCATAGCATTATATTTATCTCTATGAAGCCATCCAGCAGCAAATCCTGAGAGATAAACGTCTTTCATAATATGAATAGAAGTTTTATTTTGGTTTACATATTGGATATTTCTCTCAATCCATTCATGGAAACTCTTTTCTTCATCGCTCATATCATCCATTATTTTTTAACCTTTGCTATATTATATTTCTTAAATATTTTATTTATACCAGCAATTACGAGTGGATCAGTCATATTGATCAGTTCAGTATCATCATTATCTGTGATGTATGCTTGAATTTCATCGTTCAAAACATCTTTACAATATCCTTTATCTAGAATATATTTATTAGTTTGTTTAAGTTTAGACTTATTCTTGTGTAAGAATTCATCTATTTCTTGTCTATATTCTATATTAGAAGCATACAAAGCATGAGATAGTTCATGTCTTAATATGCTATTATTTTGAGCACCTATAATATAGAAATGATCATTACGGTATCTCAATAAGTCTAATAGTCTATTTTCTTCTGGTGTTAATGGATCAAATAGTCCTTCTTTAAAAGGAATTAATACTTTACTGGGAAAATTAAATCCTACCCAATGAACATGATAAGAGTTTGAGCCATAGGTTTCAGAATACCAATGTCTCAATTGACCAACAGTAAAAATATGATTACGAAATTTAGGGTTAGCACTTTCATAATGTTCTTGAAAACGCATGAAAGTTAATCCAAGTTCTTCCTGAGTATCTGCCCAAACCCACACACTATTATAAGGTTGTTTTTTAATATTTAACACTATTCTACCTCATAAAGTTCAGGAAATAAATCAAGATATAAATCTCCAAATGGCACTCGTATACCATCATTAATTTCTAAACCCAAAATAGGAGATTGTTCATGCTCTATCATGTTTCATCCTTAAAATATCAATAACAATACCAGCAGCATAAGGAATAGTTTTATCGCTCATAAAACAATCTGTCAAAGCGTAATCTATATTAGTTGAATTTTTATAATCATTAAATTCATCGTGCCATTCAGGATATTCGCTATTGATATAGTAATTGATTTGTTGCACAAATCCGTATACGTCTTGAATTGGTTTCATTTATGTCTTTTCCGTTTAATATTTTTATGAAGTCTGTCAATGTATCTTTGTTCATAAAATTTTTGATTGGTTTGTTTTTGATTATCTAGTTTATGACTTTTCTTTTTTTTAATTTTTAATTTAATAGATTTATAACCATAAAAAGCCATAACAAATGGAAGTGATACAATTATTATTACGGCAAATACTCCAAATAAACAAAATATATTGTATAAAATTGTAAAGATATAGTTGGTATTTAACATACTAGTCCTTCATATTAAAAGCAATATCAAGGGTGCGTGAAATAACAAGTTCACTAAACTCTGCTAAAAACTTATTCATGTCATCTTTCTTAATGACAATTTCATCATTATTTTGACCAAAAAAATACTTCTCAATGAGATGCTGTGCGGCTTTTTTAGTTGTTGTGTTCATAAAATTTCTCCAATTGTTGCTATGAGTATAGCATCTTTATCGGCGTTGTCAAGATTGAACTTGAGTTTCGTTTAAATCTACTACTATTTCAGCACCATCTAACACCCAAATATCCCAAGTATCATGAGGATCACTTCCTGGTAATTGTTTACGTTTAATATTAAATTTTACATCAAAGATACCACTAATTTTTTGCTCACGATGTAGAAAATAAATGATAGAGTTTTTAATATCATCAACACTCATTTCTACTCTAGTTTGATTTTTTTGTTTCATGATTTTCCTTTAGGTACTCTACAATCATTCCACCAGCCTCATTAACATTACAACCACCATGATCATACTGAAATCTCATTATATTAAATATAGTATCTTTTTGTTCTGGAGACAACTTTCCTTGTCCCAAATCAAAATACTCATATTCAATATAGTCGGCCACACTTTCTGCGAACTCACTAAATGTCATACAAATAACCTATCCCCTAGTAATTCTTTAATTATTTGATTGATATTCATGCCATTGATAATAACTTCTTTTTCTTTGCTCCACTCTCCAGTGTCCATATATTTCATAGCATTATTAAAACACCAACTAATAGCAAACTTTTGTTCTTCTGAGAGATTATTCATAGATATTCTGTTCCATCAAGAGGGTCTTGATCATACGGATAATTAAATGGCCCTAATACTTTCCTTCTTTTCTCTTTAATAAAGTTTAAAACCTCAGTGAAACAACCCTCACAAAGATCAATATTATATCGTGTACCATCATCTTTAGAACCATAACCCCAGCAACTTTCAAGGGTTGCATAATCTGGCCCAACATCAGTATAATTAGTGGTGCTTTTTCCACAAGCATCACAATGAACATCATCAACTACTTTTGTAGTCTTTGTTTTCCAAGTTCTCATTTTAAAATACTCATAAAACAACCCAAACTAATAACAAACATCAATCCTAAATTAACTAGTGCTATAGTTATAGCCCAGTATGTGTCGCCTTTGTAATTGAGTTCTAAAAAATCTACTATTTTAGATAGTATTACTAGTGTTAGTATTGAACTTAATACAGATACTAAGCAAGCCAATCCGATACTCAGTGCTAGTTTACCTATAAAATATAACATAGTCTACCAGTGCCTTATCACATTTGCTATAATAAATCCACAAGTTATAAAATTGATCAGTATAATACTTAGTTTAATAGTAAATGCCGTCCATGCTTCATATTGGGTGAGTATCGGAATATCTGGAGCATCATAATCGTCCTTACCAACTCTATGATCTATTGCTCTTGCGAGTATTAATAGTTTACGATTCATTTCTACAACTATCACAAAGAGTAGTTATCCATCCTCCTTTATTAACTTTCCCAGCATTTCCACACTTTTCACAAACTTTGTAAGAATATTCTTCTGCCATACTAACAATGCCATCTACATAATCATCGCCACCACTAAAATAGAGTCGCAATCCACCATACTTTTCCTTAACTTGATCAAATTTTACAGGGACATATTCTAGTTCCTCTTTAATTCTTTCTGGTTGATCAGCCAAGATTTTTTTTCTTTCCTCAATATTCTTTTCATGTTGAGATATACGCCAACAAACAGACGATAACAATTCATACCAACCATTTCCTATCTCGCACCCCCAAAACATACATGATTCCATTCGGCTTTTAGTCCTATTGGAAAATAGATCGGGATATTTCTGAAACAGTTGGTCTTGAAGTTCTTGATCCATTTAGCACCATATATCCTGTCGGATAGTAATAAGTTTAATCATCATATCAGTATCTTCTTGATGATATTTTGTTTCTAGTTCATCAATCTTATTGAAAGTTTCGACTCTATTGTGTTCGTCATACAAAGAGTGTGGGTCAAGTCGATTGGGGCGAGTTTCTTTCCACCACAAATACAACTCCTTAATAGCCATCGCTGAAAGTGCTTGTGGAGTTGGTTTGTTGTAGTCAGGATCATCCTTATTTATACCATAGTCAGCACCAAAAGTCAAGTTAATAGCCCAATCAAGATGGTCTAATCCTGCCTGTTTACAGCGACCATTTTTAAACTTGTAGTCTCTGTCCTTATAAACCTTCATGGTGTGAGAGATTTCAGTCTCAACATAATCGACCAGTTCATTAAAAAGACCGTGAAGAATTTTAGTATCAAACTCATAATACTGACCGGGTTCTAGTCCAGTCTTAATAGTATGGGTCTTATCTATCCAACGATTTCGTACATAAACTTCCACATTATGATAAACATCATACGGAAAATAAACAATATCTTGCAAAGTTTTCAGTCCATTTTCGGCCATATAATATCTGACAGGATGTTTTTGTTTAGCATCTTCGTGCCAAGCATCCCATTCTTCCCAGCCCAAAGCAAACGGCTTTTTACTGCCACGAATAATATCGGCAACTTTAGAACAATTCCAACGATTCAATCTGCTACGATACATCTTTTTCACTCACCATTTTTCCATCACGAACCGCATAAATCTTTGCGTTACCACCATGTCTGATATATTCTCGTCCACCATCAATCATGTTTCCATTATCGAAACTTTTATAATCATGGTGAGATTGAGAATATTGAAGATCGCCATCACTATCTTCTACCATGCCGAATGTGAATTCCTCTACACCATCAGCATTAAAAATAACGTATGATCCATCTTCGTAATTAACAGCAATACCAAAATATCTATTATTAAATTCTGGATGCGGAGTTTCTCTATAAAAAATATCTACTGGACGATCACTTATACTAAAATCTGTGGTACAAACATAACTAATAGGAACACCATCTTTATCAGAATAGTGCTTGATAACTTTATCAGTATTTGTAATTGGAAAATGCTTAATCATTTTTTAATCTTTACTTTTTTATGTAGACCGTCAATATATTTATTTTCTTGACGTTTTTGTTGTTTCTTTAGTTGTTTAAGATATTTATTTTTCTTGCTAAGTTTGATATGAATAGTTTTATATCCATAACGACTCATAAAAAATACTATAGCAATTAACAATACGCTCATAATGGCCGCATTAGTAACGACCATATAAAAGACGTATATAAAATCTTGATAAATTGTGGCTCCTCTATCTGGATATTGCATAAAATTTATATTCTATTAACCTTTCTCGCAGGATCACGCCTTTTAGGTTTATTATAATGGGTAATACGAACTGTTTGTTCAAAAGTATATGGGTACATATTATTAATCCTCATTTCTGGAATTAAATAAGGATCAGACGGAGGCTTAGTTTCAGAATATCCAAAACTTTCCACAAACCAACCAATACTACCTAAAGTATTTTTAATCCAGTTATACTCACCCATACTGTGTCCATTTCCTTTCGGTAATAACATCCTTAAACTTTTTTCCAGCAGGAGTCAGTTGCACCATACCATCCACACAAAAGATACAACCATCTTTATCGCCAGGATTATCGTACCTATCACCACCTTCTTCATCATAACTATCAAAATATAGACTAAGTTTAGTTTTCTTGTTAAAAGCAGTTTTAAGATTGGCTATGAGTTTTTCATATTGATCAAAAACATCTTCCACAATCTGTTCTTCACTCAATTCAAGTCGAATAGTAGGCTTAGATTCGTCATCAAGCACAGCATCATATAGAGATTCCATCATTTGATCATTATCGCTCCATGACAACCATCGACCAATATTTCCCCAACCAATATTACCGAAATATTTGGCCTGTTCAATAGCCTTGATTTCAACTGGACAGATTTTCTTCAAGTCCTTATATTCAATAACAAAACTTCCAACAGCAAAACTACCCATTCCCATAATTTATTTTCTCCAATGGTGACTCTGCCAGTATACCATACTATCGGCAGTTGTCAACAGCACCTTTAAAGATTATTTGGTGCTACGAGGATGACCTTTTGGTAATAAATCATTATCCTGTTTGTAGTTAGGATTAGATGGGCGACCATTTCTTAATAGATATAAAAATGCGTTAACTCTTGCCATTGCCCAACCATCTCTGCTCATATTAGGAGCATGACTTGTGCTAAATGCTCCTGCTCCCCTTCTATATACAGCCTTTAACATACCAAGAGTAGCCTTACTTCCTTTATCTTTTTTATTATGTTCTGTGACTAATGCTTGTAGTCTTTTGGTTAAACTAGCATCAAAACTTATATTTCCTTTATCGTCCTTGGCACTATCTGGTTTATTTTTCTTTGATCCTTTTTTCTGATCCTTTTTAGGAGCAGGAGTTTTTCTTGGATCATTTGGGCCGGGCTTTCCGTATTGAACTGCTTTAGTATTTAGTTTAGATAAATATTCTTCATGATTTTTACCCGGCATGAAAACATTTTTACCATCCTTAGTTTTAACACTATGTATATTTTCTAACCCCATTTCTTTGGCTCGTTTCATAGCCTCACCGGGATTATCGAATGTGTCTTTAGAAAGTTCTTTGCTAGTTCCAGAACTATTATTACAATATTGGCGACAACTAAAGCCACCCACTTGATTTGGTTTGCCACAATTACAATAACTCATATCCTTAGCGGATATATAGTTCTTAATTGCTTCTAGATATTTATTTGTATACATAAGTGTCCTCACACCATAATATACACCAAATTAATTCTTTAAAAAACTGTTAATAAAATCGGCCAACCCCTTTAATTCATCCTTAGTAAATCTCATCTTCATCCAATCCCAAGAAATACTATTACTAATCGTTAGATTAACAATACTTCCAAACTTCTCAAGATCAAAAGTAAAAATATCAACCTTATGAGTATCTTTCTGAATAATGTCGTTCATTTTGTAACCTCAATGCACCATTTATTTCCACGAAGTTCTGCCACAACACTCATATTCAACTTAACAAGTTCACTAACGATTTCGGCCAATCTTTGAGTTTCATTAAGATAAAGATAAATCATTTAGATTCCCCTATTGCATCATCAATATACCAGTCATATTCACCATCTCTAGCAAATGCTTCCAAATCCTCACTCAGACTATCAATAGCCAATGTTGCATCTTCGCTATTAGCATCCTCAATTTCTGGAAAATCGAATACCACAAAAACTTTCATTGTGTATTCTCCACAAAACTATTATCAAAACTCTGAAAAAGACCATCAACATCATCGGTAGTCCAAGGATAGTTAGGACTATTGTTTTCGTAATGCTTCAAATGCTCACTCAAACATTCTAGAGCATCCAAAATCATTGTCATGTCGTGTTTTTCAATATAGTAGTTCATTTTTCCTCCACAGAAAGAATGTGACAGTTATTGGGATAAGCATTTTCACACTGTTCAATAGCGTGTTCTTTATCGTCTGCCATACAGTAGAAAGCGTAAACTTCGTGATGATTTTTGGGCCAATAGTATTTTACAAGATACTGTTTCATATTATCTCCTGCGTTGGTGCTAGTATATAACACTTATCGGCAGTTGTCAACAGCGACATTTAGAATAAATCGCCATATCCATTAACATAATCGCTAACTCTAACACTAACCATATAAATGCCAATAAATAAAAATACTAGAGCAATCATTTCTTAGCCTTTTTCTGTGATAACCTTGTTTCGCTCTTTCTTGACTGAGGGGCTTTAGGAATCTTTTCCCACTTTTTATCCACAATTTCTTCACCAGTATGGTAATCAATAACTGGCTTATTACAAGACTCTATCATTTTAGAGAGAACATTCTTTAAACCCTCAAGATCATCACTAATAGGATAAGTTGGATTTTCAGATATATTCACAATATCCCCATTCTCATCAGTATAAACTGAATGAACTCCATAACTAATATCAATATCCCCAAGAGGAATTTTAGTTACACATTTAACAACTCTATAACTCCAACTCATTTCTTTTCCCCAATAGTCTTATATATAAAATCGGCCAAACCTTTTAATTCTTCTACACTACAACCAGATTCTACATCGCTATCATTTTGGTTATCAACAACAGAAAAATAAAATTCTCCAGAAGTAAACTTAGTAATAAGAATATTTATTCGTTTGTTTTTATCCAAATGATATTGTTCAGTTTTAAGCATTATTTTATCGTTTTGTGGGCCAGATGCCCATTCTGATCTGATTGTTTTGATTGTTTGCCCATTACTTCCCTATTTACCATAATTAAAGAATTGATTATTAGTTTTTAGGGGATTGATTTGTCGCAAACGATTCAAAATAACGGTCAAATTTCTTGCTTCTGGAATGATTTTTTCATGTAGAGTATCACCCACAACCCTTTTCAAGAGGGCGATTTCTTTATCGGTCAACAATACATTCCTATACATAATTCACTATACCTATTAAGAAAAATACCCTTACTACCAATACCAGTATACAGGACGAAACCATTGTTGTCAACTGGGTTTATCGGCCATTTCCTATACTGGTCTTTAATCGTTTTTTACCACGGGCATATGCAATAAGTTAAAATTGTCCGATTTAAATGGCAAAGTACATATGAAAACCATTAAATTACCGTGAATTATTGATATTCTCAGATTGATCAGAGGTAAAAACTGTGGTATTTGTATAGGGTTCCAGATAGTATTTGACTAAATATTTGGTAGAAGCCATAGTAAATACTGTGACAATAGCAACAAGTATCAATGATTTAATAAAAGGCTCGTGAAATTCATTAATTTTCATAATCGTCCTCATTTTCTATAAAATCCGATAAATATAGTAAAAATAACGAATAGATAATTATGCAGGAAGAAAGTATGTGTGGCCCATAGTATTCTAAAAGACCAAGGGGGTTATCGTTCATTGTTTTTTCTTGTGTGGTGGAAAGAAGTAGTCCATAACAGTTTTACAAATTCCACAAGTTCTATTTTTCTTTTTCTTCTCGTTGCTATTATAGTTGCAAGTTTTCTTTTGGCTCTTGATTTTCTTTGACACTTTTTTCTTAGTCATCTAATATTACTCCACCATAATCACTATCATAATTTTTTCTAATAGGTTTTTTAACTTTCTCAATAACTATTTTTGTGGGACATAAAAAATCCATGAGCAAAGCAAATATTCCTATAAATGATAAAACTCCTACTGCATAAATAAACATGAAAATCTCGCTGACTGCAACCATACAAACCAAATCTGAAAGATGGAGTGGGACAACCCAACCTTCCTTTTATGGTATCTCAAAAGGTAACAGGACCAACCAGACTATTTATTAATTGACCATCATATCTCGCTGACTACAACCAAAAAAACCAATCCTAAATAATAGGGTGATACAAAATTATACCCTAAATCTCGCTGACTATCGCCAAGACCGCAATCAGATTATATTAGATGGTACAACGGAAAGAGAGGGATTCGAACCCCCGGAGGTTATTAGCCTCGTCGGTTTAGTAAACCGGTGCATTAGACCACTCTGCCATCTTTCCAAAAATAAACCCCCAAGATTTCTCAAGGGGGCTTATCTTTATGACCTACATTAGACAAGTCTTAATGACCCTTCCTTTGTCAATCATATTATTCAGCGAGTCCTTGTTACTGTGCGACTATTGCAACGACAACTATTTGTGCAACCCGTAACAACTCGACGAGGAAGTTTAACGGTTTCTCTTACAACAGTCTTTGTAACACTAACTGTTTTTCGTGGCAGGGAGCAAATACCATTAGCACAATCACCACCAAAAGATAGTGAAGCCATACCAAAAACAATCATAAGAGCCACAATCAAATTCTTCATAATAAATCTCCGGAAGTTAAAAATAAACTGTCAAATCCTTTTGACTACTAACTTATAGTAATGGAAATTGGCTAACTGGCAACATCCATTTCTATTAACTGCTCGACTAGGATTCGAACCTAGAACCTACGCATTAACAGTGCGCCGCACTACCGTTGTGCTATCGAGCATCATTTTCTAATTCTTCTATAATAGGCGCATAAAAAGACTTTTCTAACAGGGACTCTAAATACTCCTGACTATCTATGATATTGTATTCTAAAGTTGGTTTATTATTTGGCAACTGTGGCAAAATAATTTCACCATCAACATAATCTTTGTACTTATTGTAGTCCCGATAATCATTGGTGATAGGAGCTTGGGAGACTAATAGTACAGAAGATATGGTTAGTGGTACTAACATAAAAAAAATGATGGTTGACAAACTAAAACTACAGGTTATATATTATGCAGAGGCGGGGTAATAATACTTATATATACAAACTCCTCTTTCTTTCTAGTTAATCTTACTAAGACCATGAACAAAACCTAGTGTGATACTCGCAACGAACATTAGGGATAAGATAATAAAACTCCTTTAGAAATTACATTTGACAGACCCACCCGACTGCACCATTATACCTTATCGGCACAGTGGATGCAAACCCTTGAGGGACAAGGGGTTAGATATCATACTAGAATTCGTTACGCGGCGGGAAATCTTTTACTGAATACAATTCCACAGTCTCATTATAATCAAGACCCAAATATTGGCTTAATTCTGTATCCACAAGAGTATCCCAGTATTCTTTAGGATCAGTTCCATGCTCGCTATTATAAGTAATCTTAAGTGTTACATAGGATGTTTTTAACATTACTTTTCTCCCCTATCAATTCTATCCAGAAAAATATTCGCCGTTCTAATATAAGCCTTCATACTCTCCAGATAAGTATCCTTATGGGTATCAACATAGTACTGGGCTTGAATTCCAATTTTATCGGCCACATAAATTAATGCTTCACTATTAGTCATACTCATATTAAACTCCTCTCTGCTTAATAGACTATTACTTTTGGCTGACTATCAGCAACGTCAGCAAATCCGAAGGATTAGGTAATACAGATAAGGGTGGGAAAATAAATGGACTGACAATAATATCAATCTCATTCTTATCCTAAACCCTTACACAGCAACCACTTACGCTCATTGTATCGTCTAGCCACCAGGGTTGCAATCAAGGTTTTTGAGATTGTTTGACAAAAACTAAACGTAACCCCTTGGTACTAAATAACTTACAAGAATTGGGGCGGCCCGCCGGGTCGTAAGTGCTGCCGTAGCAACGACTTACGATTACCGGTTTTGGGCCTACTTATAATTTCAGATCGCGTTGGCAAACTCCATAGCCTTGGTGAGAGCCTTGATATTATCGTTGGCGTTCAAACCGAACCACAGAGAATCGAGCCGATTATCCTCGGTGCGACCCTTTGCATAGTTCAGATACTCATTGAACCCATTATAAGCAGCCCACCATGTACCACGCACACCCGTTGCCGATTGCTTCGGCCCTTCGATGCGAGTGAGAATATCGTCCATAATATTACGGGTACGAGTCTTGATATCATCATCAGCCGTACCCTCAATGTCGAGCATGGTTTTAACATATCGACGAACATCACCCTGATTAAAATTCTTGCTAGCAAGGAAACGGAACTGATCCGCTGTAGCCTCAAACTCCGCATTAATATTGTCCATAATATCACGCACATTTTCCAGATTGGTCTTGCTGGAACGTGTGTGACGAATACGGATCAACTTGCTACCACTACCCTTGCTATGAGCCATAGCCATAGTGTTAGCACAAACCACGCGAATCGGAGTGTATCCAACGCGAATGGCAGTTGTACCATCGTGGCTATTACTCAGCAGGATAAACTTGCAAACCTCATCACCACGCACAATCTCGCTATTGTCACGGTTGAGTTGAGCAAGCACCCAAACCTTTTGTCCGAAATGCAAAGAACCAGCAGTATGCAATACACACTCGCCAGCGTCGATAAAAGGCTGGAACCAGTCGAAAGCGTCAACATTCTGGAGCGGCGTATAACGCGGCCCCACAACGCCCAGAATACTACCATCATTTTTGCGATATGTGGCTCGGGCATCCACTGGTTCACCGTCACCAGTAAACAAATCCTTCAAACCAACTTCCCAATCCAGACCAGCGGCAGTAATTGCCTCCGAAACAGTGGGAGCCTCGTCCAGTTGATTCCCGAGTCCGTGCCAAGGAGTCTCACCAACAAACATCATTTGTTCAACAGCATGAGCCATTATCGTCCCTTTCGTGTTACTTGTTCTTCGTTCCGATGCTCTGATTCTACAGTATGATATCGGCAAAGTCAAGCGGAAAGTTTGAGAAAAAAATACTTTTCCTAACTCGTTGTGGCATAAGGAGTTACGATGAGCGGGGCCGCCAGCCTCTCCCTAAGTGCTTACAGGCTATAGATTTAGAAGAGGTATGCCAAGATCACGCTGGCAAAGTTTAGATCCGGCCTCATCATCCTTGTATGCTGTTTCGTGAGGCAGATAACAATAAACTCCCATACAAATTGCTCGGGAATATTCTTTCTTAATTTTATTCTTAATATCTTTAATTGTACTGCCAGAGCAAATTAGATCATCCACAATAACGTATCTAAAAGGAGCAACACCTTCTACCATATGCTCACTATAACACTTCTCACCCTTACGCACCAAAACAATATTTTTATTGAGCAATTCTGCAATCTGTGGAACCACCATCATGCCACTAGCACCACAACAGGCTATGCTATCAAAACTATCACTAATTTTACGCAGATCACAAACGGCCCTAATAATAATCTTATTTCGAACCTTGTGATTCAAAACATGGCAAGTGTGGCTAGCAGCCTGGATATACTTGCCTTCTTCGGTGCGATTAACGTTTGTAGTAATCATAAAAACGGATGGTTGGATTCGAACCAACTAAAGAGAAGAATAAGAAAGGATGATTCCTTATGATAGATTGCTGTCCCACCAGCAGCATCCGTTCAGAAGAGAAGGCTAATCGTCAATTTCCTCAGTTAGATTGTGGTAATAGTTTTCCCAGTCCGAGTGGCTAACAGTTTCCTCATCATACTCATCATATTCCTCATCGCATGAGTACAAGTCATCACAGTCTCTAGCAAGGCTATCGTAATCAAAAGTATCGCTATCGTCACCGTAATAATCTTCGTTATCATATCTCATAAGCCTTTCTCCTTTTCTACCACTATACACCAAACCGGTCAAACTGTCAATGGGCCATGAAGGACTCGAACCTTCAACCTACAACTTAAAAGGATGCTGCTCTGCCAATTGAGCTAATGGCCCGTTTTCTACCATTATACACTATGCTATCGGCTTGTCAACCCCAAAAACTTTAGTGACCCCACAGGGAATCGAACCCTGATTTTATCCGTGAAAGGGATACGTACTAGCCGTTATACGATGGGGCCACACTCGCAACTCAAACGTCAGCCTCCGAATTCCGAGGCTAGGATTCGAACCCAGACAAAGAGATCCAAAGTCTCCAGTGCTACCGTTACACCACCTCGGAGGGCCGATGGAGGGAATCGAACCCCCGACAGGTTGTTTACAAAACAACTACTCTACCAACTGAGTTACATCGGCAATCTACATATCATAATCACGACGCCAACTCTTGTCAACGGCGGATCGGGTACGTTCCCGCTTGGGTCGGTTGTCCATTACCGTGTCCCGATGCTCCCTGTGACCCGTTGCCAGTTCCCAGCGTTGCTTGACCTTGATTTTCACGTTTTCGTATTTGCGGCGGCTTGTCATACCATAACCCATCGTTGTGAAGATACCACGTTTTATTATTATTAGGATCGTATGCTACTTGATACATGAAGTATTGTAGCGGTTGAGCCTGTTTTCTTTCAAGTCTAAACGTATCCACTATCTCGGGATGAGAATCAGTATAATGCTTCATCTCTCCCCAAACTAACACTACCAATCCCAGTAGTGCTACGATTAGTTGTACCACAGTCTGTTTCACTTGTCAACTCCCTTTATACACCATTTATCGGCCATTCTCTAGCGAACCTTTAGTTTTTCTAAGTCCTTGCGCAGTAAGGCTTTACGTCGAGCCGGGCAGCCCGCCGCTCCCTAAGTGCTTACGCACAAAGGGTTTACGGCTAGTGATTACATATCCTCTAGATTCCAACCAGCAGCATCTAATACCGCTGTACTTTTGAATACGCAAGTGTGACCATCAGCAGTTATATAATCCCTAAAACCACGCTCATCTATATAGAAATATTCGTCAATAGTATCATTATCATTTAATTCCCACACACTTTGTTGTGCAGCCTCGAAAGGATTCTTGTCGCTTGCAAAAATCATTTCTAGTGAACCACTCTTTACATAAAACTTAGCCATTGTTAATCTCCGTGTGCATATATTTCATATCACAACCACATTCTTCACAAACGGGAGTACCATTATCTTGATACCAGTTAGGATTTATATTAACTTCATCCTCACAATCTGGACACTCCCATACCGCTCTAACTTTCCTATTATCAATAATATCCCACATAATTTATTCCTTAGTGAGCAGGAAATAACACGTTAGCCAAACCCTTGACGCACATATCACAACTAATACTATCCTTAGTACCAGTGCAAGTAATAACAGACCGACCACGACGAATCTCGGGACAAGTTACAAACTTTGTACCGTTCAGCACAACCAGTTTCGGCAACGCTTTACGCCAAGCCTCGGCCTTGACTTTGCTCTTGGGTCGCTTGGGTGCAATCTTCATGTCACTATCACACCATGCAAACTTTTTGAAACCTTGGGCGAGAGCCTCACCCATATCATTATCATCATGCACACTAGCATATACGTTCATATACTTTTCCAGGCTAACAAGTCGGGAATCATAAATATGAGTATAAAACCACATATCGGGCAGACTATCACCATCGTCAAGAATACTCTCACAAGCCCACGTTACATTAGCAACATAGTCAAGGTCAAGTTCGCCATTGAGAAACCAGTCGCCACGCTCATGCCAGCGAATAGACTTTTCTCGTCGCTTGGCTTCCAGAATCATAGCACGGATTTTATTCTTCTCAGTGATAACATTAGCGAAACCAGCAACACGAGCATTTTTATACTGATTCTCGGTGGCTTCCGCATAGCAACCATTGTTTAGATAGTCACAGTCACTCGGGCAAGTATCGCCAACTGGACGCGAAACCACAATGCAACCCTTACCCAACTTGTCATTACCGTCAGCAGTTTTCATGATTGTCTCCCTGTGTCTACTGATTCTACACTATAGTATCGGCACAGTCAAGGCAAAAACTTTCATAAAAATTACTCGTCATAAAGTGTTGATACACAAGGACTTACGATTCGCGGGGCCGCAGGTCTCGACGTAAGTGATTACTGTATAAGGACTTAGCGAGAGTGACGGGACTCGAACCCGCAACCTCCAGCGTGACAGGCTGGCGATCTAACCAATTGATCTACACTCCCAAAAAATAGCCCCAAGAGGAATCGAACCTCTAATAATTGCTTAGAAGGCAACTGTTATATCCATTTAACTATGGGGCCAAAAAACCGATAGCCGCCAGTTTGCACCAGCGGTCTATCGGAATTATAACATATAGATTATATTCAGGCAACTGCTTCGGCTTCGGCTTCCACCTTACCATTGTGAGCATCACCGGCCTGCTTCGCAGTCACACCAGTAACACGGGCACGCCACACCTTGTAACCCTGCTCACTAAAAGCCTTGACCTCTCCAGCCTTGACATTCGCGTGAACATCGCTAGGCAGAGCATCGGTCAGACAAGACGAGATCGAATCGACAACAGCATCACGATCCAGTTCATCAGCAACCACATCAACCACAAACGAAAACTTCTTCATATCAGACCCTTTCAAGTTAGTGTTAGTCTCAACCATCATGCTATCATTCTACACTCTGTATCGTCATTGTCAACACCACTACATGAATTATTCTTTGCTTTGTGTAAGTGCTTGTGGCATAAGGAGTTACGTTTTGCCGGCCCGCCAGCCAAGTCCCAAGTTCTTTGGTAGCAAGGCTTTAGGTCAAGAGAGATATCCCTCACAACCCAAATCGGCCAGATCACGCAGCAGATTCTCAGCCGCCTCGGGAGTCTTGAGAGTGATGCTCTGCTTGATACCGTTTTTGGCAGGAACAAACCTATCACCCTTCCAGCCACCCACCAACACATCCGTCCAATCCTTGCTCTCTTTCAAACCCCATCCCGTGTGAAGTCTGATAGCCTTGATACAGTGAATCCGGTTATCAAGAGTCATACCGTTAGTGATGGTAACGGTGCAACGCTGGTTCACACCCAACGCAACTTCAAGAGCGTTCACAATTTTTTCGTAAATATCAGCATTGGATCGCAGAGCAAGATCAAGAGCCTCACGAACACTCAGTTGCAGATTGATCATATTCAAACCCTTTCTTCCAAAATATAAACTTGTTTGCTGTTAGTCAGTAAAGTAGCGTACTCGCTATCATCCCAAACGAATTCGTTGCAGTCACTTTCTCGTCGCCAGTGCGGATCACGAATAGGATTATAGTATAACTTTTCTAGGTTGTCAACCCCTATTTCGTTATTAATCATAACCTCGTCACACTTTACCCATCCACTCACATCATGCACACCAGCCTCGTATACCTGTTTAGCCTTATTTATCTTATTCACCAATCGGCACTTAATCATTTCCAACTGATAATATGCCGGATCATAATAATAAACATCTAACTTCTCACTGCCACACATGGCCTTTACTTGCCAGTGCATATAGTTAGAACCAGCACCAAGATGAAATCGTATTTCGTAGTGTGTGCGTTTCATATTCGTACTATACCTTATCGACCAATGGTTGTCAATACTTTAAAAATACCCACACTGGCCTACGTCCAGTAGCGTTTTAGACTTCCACCGCCTATAGGGTATATTTTCGCTGACTACAGCCACTCTAGCCAAATCCGAAGGATTAGGAGAAACAAGGTTGGCTTCCGCCATACTCGACCAACATTTCAGATAGCCTCTTTTGATATCATTGTGGCTATCCCCAAACCTTGCTTCCTAAGCATATCAGTATTATCGGGATAGTCAAGAGGATTCTTTAAAAAAAATTACTCATCGTAAGTTGTTTAGCAGTCAGGGTTTACGACTCGGCGGGCTGCCCCGCTTGCCCTAAGTCCTTGTGGGATCAGGAGTTACCGAGCACTAATTGTACATACTTATCAACAAGTTCGCTTACAGCAATCTCATGAGTAGAGATTAACTCTTTGGTCTTACTCACGTTATGCTTATTAACAGCACTCATACGAGAGTTAAAAAAGTTAATAATATAAACCATAGCCTTTTCACGATCTTCATTCATGATGGATAATCCTTTGGATAAGTAGATGGTGGTAGTTCTGGCCTTTGCATTCCCTCAACACACGGCGTCCACCAAGGAACATCCATGCGGTCAACAACCCCAAATGCTTCCGAACACAAAACCAAATGTGGGCTTACAGGATCATTTGGCTCATAATGATAAACTCCACGCCACACACCAATATGTTCGCCATAATAATAGATTTCCTGCCCATCAGTTGGCTGTTGCTCAAAAAAACTAATCCACATTATTATATCTCTTATATAGAAGGAATAGTCCAACCACCAAAATTAAACCATACAATACACTTGGCTCTGGCACAATACTAATGCCGTCTGGTGATATTAACACAAACGGTGGTAATTGCAATAGGGGTGGCTCATATTTAAACCATGGTTCCCAATCTATATCGGGCAATTTATTCATTAAATCTCTACCAACTTTCTGGCATAGGAATATCATTAAGATTCATATAATAGATAACATCATATTTCTGAGGATAAGTCCAAGGATTAGAATTGTCCGACCAATAAGAACTGGTTAAACTTTGTTGCCAATACAACAATAGTGGATAACTACAACCCTTAACAGCACACAAATACGGCCCATCAGTTACAGGATTACCATAATTCCATTTCATTATTTTACCCTTGTAATAATCAAACATTCCGTACCACTATCACCATCACTATATTTCACACTCTCATGAGGCCCATAATACCAAGCGTCATTCTTGGAAAAATTAAACACAACCTCTTCAGTTTTCAGACCGGTATCATTATACCCACCCTCATAACCAAGAGTAAGAACCCGCATATCGGCTGGATAATTCTTCAACTGCTCAATCAGTTCGTTAACGGTCATTTCTTCTCCTTACATTCATTCTCTCTAACTCGATTATCACCAGAGTCAGATCGTGCAGGACAACGCCTGTCATGAAAATCGTTAATCCATCGGCCACATTTCTTGCACTTCATATGTTCCATTATACCATTCTTTATCGTCAAGTCAATAAGAAAAAACCAGCGGAATCTTTTACGCCCCGATTCCTATAACCCACACCTATTACTTTCAAAGTGTGGAAACCGCCCACGGAAATCCTTCCTAGGCATAGTTCATGACTCATGCCGTCTGGCTCTTGGAACGGTTACTGGTTGTATTTTTATGGGTGTCACCTATTTCTACTCCTGCTTTCGCAGTTTCGGAGGCCACATGGAAGGATCGTCACCGGTAACTCCTCTTCACTCTGTTGTGCTTTGCCTCGTCATACGGATAACCGTCACCCATAAAGTATTGGTCGTGGTGAGGACGCGATCCCCCATAGACTGGCACTACTATACAGCGTATAAGCCCGCTGTCAACCCCGGCGATTGCCTCGCTGAACGAGAGGTTTATCGTAATGGCTTATCCCAATCTAGTCCGGCTTGACCCACGAAAGTTTGTATTGTAGGACCGATTGTAGCAGACGTTTCCTAGGACATCAACTACCGTTTTTACCGGCTGCTCGGCCCGACACAACCAACAAGCGTTTGCTTGTTCTTTCATCATTATACACTCTGTTATCGGCTTGTCAAGAGGCTTCTACCTCATCATCAGCAAAAAAGTTATCCATATCAAACTCATTCCACAAAGCAACAGGAATCATATCCTTGCTTTTATATTCAATATAGTTATCCGCACCATTGTCCCAAATACCACAAAAAGCCATACCCGGCTCAAAATAACTTGCCTTTACATAGTATCCCAACTCTACGAGTTTTTCGTACAAACCAACAGGAGGAGCCCAAGCACTATCAAACGTGCTACTAACCTGATTTCCAACCCTAGTAGCCCTCAAGCCATGGTACTCTTCCCGCTCTGTACCAATATCGGCACCAATATCCCACTTGGTTCCCCAGTTATTCACACAAAAATCATACCAACCCTCACCAATATCTTCGGGCATAGGCAAGAACTCATTACAAGTTTTACCAGCATTGTAGGCTTGCTCAAAACGATCCACCATAGACGGATCAGAATGTTCAACGGTCAGATTATTCAAGCACCAGTTAGGCATTGTGTTCTCCTTTGTGTCGATTGTACCTTATTCTTATCGGCTGTCAACCCCTAATTCTTTCAATCCAAATATAATTTCCAAACTTCTCTTGTGCTTTCTTCATAGCATCATATTCACTCATTGCGACAACATATCCAGCAAACCTATTACTAGAAAACACACGCCAGGTATAACCAGAATAGCAGTAAGCATTAGTCATAACTCCTCCGTTTGCTTGATTCTATAGTGTAGAATCGGCATGTCAAGCCATAATCTTGAAAAAATATTTGTGGTCGTAAACCTTTATGTGGTAAGCACTTACGTCAAATCGGGCCGCCGGCCTCGCCCTAAGTCCTTGGCTGGCAAAGACTTAGAGCGACTGCCACGATCAGCAGAGAAACGATGCCAATCCCGTCTTAAACGCTACCCCACCAAGGAGGGGGCGACGCACATTCGTGGTACGTTCAGCGTAAAAGTTGCGAATCTTACCATCGGGAGTTTGTGCAGTTACAAGGTGAGTAGTACGCTGAAAGTTATCATCATACCTACGATAGCGACTTTGGCTATTCAGTCGGCGGATACTTTCATCCGACAACCGATGAACTTCCAGCACCCTTGCCATGTAACGCTCAGGCTCACCATGCAATGGCTGATGGTATACAAAATTGTAAACACCACCAACCCTAGCATTCGTCAGACTATCATGCACACCAGCATAAACGTGGAAAGCGGCAAAAGCCAGAATACCACAAGTCACAACCGCAAAAACACTACCAACAATAAACGCATCGTTCATAAAAACCTTTCTGTTAGTTAACCCTTAATACGCTTAGTCTACACTACTAATCGACACTTGTCAAGATACGACTTCAGGAATAATTTCCGTTTCCCACCACAATTGCTCATATTCAGACCGAAGCCGACTGACTTCAGAATACGGCTGACTAATATCCTCCACAGCATCCAAATAAGCCTTATAAGCCGCTTCTAATCGCTGACTATAACTTTCCATTAGTAATCCTCCCCGTAGTCGCCAAAATAACCGTAATCCTCATCGGTTCCCCAGCCTGCTGACTCCATCGCGGAATCATGGTCGCCATCCATACTATCATCATACGAATCATCATCGGCCTCATCGTTATAATCTTCGTAGTCCATGCTCTCACCATAGAAATCGTTGTAATCATCGTAGTTAGACGCATCAACATCATCGGCGTAGTTCATATCGTCCTCGTAGGCGTTATCGGGATCGAACAAGGGATCGGGGTGACTCATGACTTTTCCTTTTTAGTGGGTGTACCAGAAGATACCGTTATCGTCAACCATCGGCTCAGGATACATTTCATCGAAAGTACCCGTAACGTCAGCAAACTCCAGAGGGTGAACGTCGTTCTCGTCAATCGGCTCGACCATACCATCGTCCCGCATGCAGGCCAGAATATCGTTGATTTCATCAAGGCTCATCTTCGTTTCTCCGTTGGGGTGATACGCTTAGGATACCATAATTATCGGCCAACGCAAGCAAAATCTTTGGATTTTTTGAAAAATAATTCCATGCCAAACCACAAAAATTTTTGCGGCACGCGGTTTGCGTCAAGAGTCGTTGTAAGTCGTTATCCAGTAAGGAGTTACGACGAGCCGGGCAGCCCCGCTTTCCCTAAGTACTTACGGGGTAAGGCTTTACGTCAACTATTCACAATCCATGCAGTTATACATCCGATCACAAATGTACAAAAGAACACTACATAGTCAAACATCGTCGCGTTCATTTTCCGATTCCTTGGGAAAAACTAAATCACTCAAGGCATAACACGCTGTTACACCCACGATAATACCAAAAACTAAACTATAAGGCTCGAACAAATCCATCCGTGGACTCCTTTTTATTATTCAGCCCGAACAAAAACTTCCTTATTACCCTTAATATTCTCCCGGCAAACAGTAACAAGCCAATTACGGCCACTACCATCCTCGGGACGAATACCATTAATCAGCCCCTTAAACTCACCCACAGTCACAACCTTACGCTTCGCCATCATCTCACAGAGCCACGAATAAGAATAAACCTTAACCATTTTTTAAAATCTCCTTAAAAGTGTTAATCAACCCTGAACAACCATAGCATCCATAAACGGATATTCTTTACCGTTAATCTTAACATACCAAGTAAAATCCCGCTGGTAAACTCTCACCGGACTATACTGATTAATTCTATCCTTCGTGGTCACAGTCTGCCAACCCCCACTATTAAGGGTATACGTACCATTACTATTAATCTTTACCACATAGGTATTATGCAACTTAATTGCCACAGTATTATCATGTAGAATTTCAGCGTAGGTATTATTGCCAATCTTTCGACTATCCTTGTTACGCTTGCCACGAACCATACTAACCGCTTCGGCGTGAGTCATTTTCTTCTCCCTAGTGTTATCGGTATTCTACAGGCCAAACTTTAAAAGTCAAACGCTTTTCGCTGACTACAGCCACACCAGCCAAACCCGAAGGGTTAGGTGGGACAATCAATCCCAACCGTTAGCCTTGTATGATTCGCTGAACACTTGAACAGTGTGGATTACTTCTGACCTACGTTCCTCAAAATGCTTCCACACTTTCCAAGCGTTATCCCGGTACTGTAGATAGGTGGCGGTCCAAAGATTTTCAACATCGTTTCGCGTTTTGCAATCGTTCAGGCTTTCCAGAATCAACATCTCGTTCATCGTTTCCTCCGTTGTGATTATATCGGCATTATACAGACTGATCTTTAGGTTGCAAGCGAAATTTTCAAATATAATTTCATGCCAAACGAAAAAATATTTTTTGTGCTCTAAGTCTTTATGGCATAAGGAGTTACATCAAATTTGCCAGCCCCGTTGATCGTAAGTCCTTACGCAGCAAGGATTTACAACGAGTGATTTATAGTGTACGGATGTCACCCCTCCGAAAAGGGGGAGACTTCCTCACCACAAGCAAGGATAGCAGCATATTGTGAGGCAAGAGCGTCAACACGTTCACGCGAACCGGGTTTGCCAACCTTCACGATCATACGATCCTCACCCCCCACCATGCGGGGGTCAACTTTTTCCTTCTTCTTCTTTCCGATATTTCGTAACGCCTTACGATTGAACTTCAAAACCTTCTCACTATGGATGGGGCCATATACCCCCTCAGCGAGGGAGGGTTGGTGAACGATTGCGATACCCTCAAAATGAGCGAGGATACCACGACGAAATTCATTCAGGATTTCAGATTTCATTTGTTTATTCCTTGTGATTGATTGAACGTATGGATTGTAGCAAACTCAAAGTACCCGTGTCAAGGCCAGTCTATAGGTTAGATGGCCTCTCCATCGTCAAAGCCCGGAATATAGTCGGGAAGATCATTGTATTCTTCCATCGTCATGGCATTATCTTCCAACGCCTTTACCATAGCCTCATCTTCCACCACACCACACCATTCCTTGCAATCCATGCAAATCCCAATTCGATCACTACCCTCACCAGTCTCAAAACCACAAGCAGCACCACAGCAGTCAGAAATCAGATCGTAATTCAGATTTTCCATTTTTATATCCTTTTTGGTTTCTTTCTCTTTCTCTTTATATCGACATTATACAGACCAAAATTGAGTTTTCAAGCAAAATCCTGAAATTTTTATGTCAAGAGATTTTGACAAAACTTTTGGTAATTTTCGTCTGGTTCGGCACGCGGTTTGCTATGGCAAATATCATGCCAAACGAAAAATATTTTACGGCATGGTATGTGCGTCATGAGTGATTGTAAGTCGTTACACAGCAAGGGTTTGCGTCAAACGGGGCAGCCCCGCGACTCCTAAGTCCTTACGCCGTAAGGGTTTACGTCAAGTCGTTGTACAGTAGTGTACAGGCGTACACCCCCACTACAGTGGGGATGCACAAGCGTACACTGAGCCGAATGGCACGTTATGCTGATTAGCATATACTGACCGAGCATCCATCCAATCCTTAGCAAGTACCATGCCAAGATAGAAATCATTATCTGCACTATAGATATAGTATGTTTTCATTTGTTTCTCTCTTTCTCTCTAATAACCCTAGTGGTCATGCCATTTGGATGATGGGTGATTATAAAGTATTCTTCCTCTTTCTTTCGGAACTCCTCAACTTTAAACGGTGGACGATTTTTCCAATATTCTTGAGCCTTGATTCTGGACTCATGCTTATGATAATCGAACTTCATTTTTTTCTCTCTTTCTCTTTCTTTCTTAGAACTCACCATCATCGTAACCGGGAATATAGTCGGATTCCATCGAATCGTCAACCACAATTTCACAATGCTCACCACAACATGAGCAGATCATATGATCCACATTACTCTCAACATTACAACAATCCGAAACGTAAAAAACCATCTTTTCCATCTTTCTAACTCTCTTTCTTTCTAACATTATACCAAATATTTTTTAATTTTCAACCCCCATTATTGGGGGACTCAGCCTTTTTCTTTTCGGCTTGTTCTTTTCTCCATTGTTGAACCCACGCAACGTAACGATCAACGTCACCATCGCGGTTATCCTTAGAGTAATCGTATCCATCGTCAGAACCGTAAAACTTTTTCATTTTCAACTCTCTCTTTCTTATGCCTATATATAGTGCAGGTTCTGTGCCAAAGTCGGAAATATTTTTTGATGATTTTCCTCGGGAAAAACGCTATGATATTTTTTGTGCCTAGAGATTGAGCGTAGCATTTTGCAACAGTGTGTAGCATTTTGCGTTAGTGATTTTGGCCGTGTCTCACACATAGTGTAGCATTTTGCAACACCCCCCATTAGAACGTATGCCTAATAAATAGGCCATCGTAAGTGCTTATGCCGTAAGGGTTTACGTCAAATCGGCCTGCCCTTTTAGCCCTAAGTGCTTATCCCATAAGGGTTTATGGCTAGCGACCCTTACTGTACAAATGTACCACACCCCCTATCGGGTAGTGATCACTCGTACATGGTCAACCATGTCACCTACGCTAGCGTGAACCCAATCGTAGAAAGATTCAAGATCAGTAGGATTCACATTATCCCACACCCTACGCATCACATCCTTGGACGAATACACCCAACGGATTTTCTTTTCATCATGGAACCGAAACAGATTCACTTGCACATTCCACCCCTTTGAGGGATTGCTAAAAGCCACATTCTTAAGGATCGTTTTCATTCTATTCTCTCTTTCTCTTTCCAATATTCTACCAAAATTTTTACGATTCACAACCCCCACAATGAGGGAGGCTAGCAAGCCTCACCATCATCATAACCGGGAATATAATCATTTTCGTAAACTTCTGTGATAATCTCACAGTGTTCACCACAAGCAGAACACACTTCGTGATCCTGATCACTCTCAACATTGCAACAATCCGAAACGAAAAAAACCATCTCTCTCATAACTTTCTCTCTCTTTCTTTCTTATGCTTTCATTATACCATACTTATCGACAATTGCAAGAGAAATCTTTGGCTTTTTTAAAATATAATTTCATGCCAAATGAAAGAAAAAATAACTATCTGTAAGTCCTTATGCTGTAAGGCTTTACGTCAAAAATGGCAGCCCGATTTGTCGTAACTCCTTACGCGGTAAGGCTTTACGTCAACCTATAGAAGTGATGCACAAGCGTACACCGAGCCAAATGGCACGCTATGCTGATTAGCGTATACTGAACGGGCATCCACCCAATCCTTGGCAAGTACCATGCCCAAGTAGAAATCATTTTCCGCATTGTAAATATAGTAGGTCTTCATCGATATACCTTTCCTACAATCTTTAGGTTAGAAATGTTTAGACCAGTTTCGCTACTAATCATTCGTACAGCAGCAGCATAGCAATCGGCAAACCATGTGCCAACGTATTCCATCTTGCCAAAGTCAGAAACGCTATAAGCGTAGAATTTCATCACGAAACTCCCATGTAGGAAGCGTTCTCAACGCAGTAATCGTAGAACATATCGTTTAGAACACGTTCACAGTTAGACTCGGTGAGCATCTTAGACTCATTGATAGAGTCACACTCAGCATAGAAACGCTGGGTTGAAACCTCATAAACAATCGTGCAAGCGTAAGCCTCACTACCCCAAACCCTAGCCTTAAGATCAACAAACTTCTTCAACATCTCTTTCCTTCTTTCTTTCTCTTGTGCTTTCATTATACCATATTTATCGGCTACGTCAATAGGCTTTCTTGAAAAATTCTAAAAATAATTCTGTGCCAAATCACTAAAAATATTACTCATCCTAAACCCTTGTGATATAACGAGTTACGTCAAATCGGCCCACTCCACTCGTCATAACTCCTTATGCGATAATGATTTAGGGGGTTTTTCTATTTTTGTTAATATAGGCAGAGTTTTATCAAAAAAGCCGGGGTGGTCCACACACAATCCAACCATCATAAAATAATTGGCCAGTTTAATAGCCAGTAATAACTATAAAAAAAAGAGCAAGCACCCAATGATGCCTGCTCCTTAATTTCAAGATTCTTTTATCTTGATTTAGTAGTTGTATCCAACCCACGGCTGATACTCATATCCATAATTTATAGCTGGATAATATGTGTATGCTAGTGGCACATATGTCACATTATTTTCCACCACAGTTACCAACCGCCTCTGCTGCACCATTACTGGTTGATAAACAACATACGGAACAGGTTGAGTTGGAAATGGTTGAATTAATGGTACGCTAATTGCTGTACCAACAACCACAGGCACACTACTAATATAATGAGTTTTGGTCCAACACGGACCAGCACCCATACAAAATACCATTATTAAACTAACTATTAATGCTTTGATCATGATTGAGAATTCTCAGCAATCTTCTTGCGTCTGCCCCTTGGCTTCACAACACCCAATTTACGACGCTGACGCCGTATCATACCATAAGTAATAGTTTCACCAGTCATCTCACTGAGTTTACTGGCCAATTCCCCATCACTCAAAACACTAAGATTATCCCTAACAAAGCTCAATTCTGCATCACTCCACTTTTTATATGAACCCATAAATATTTCCCTTTTTTGACAAAATGTGTACAAAACATACTATATGGTATAAGTTTGTTCATTTTATGCAAGGAGACAACCGTGAATATTGACCCTATTATCCCAAGCGTATTGCATGTTGTAGCTAATAGTGATGTTAATATTAGCGAAGATCTACTAGCTGAACAAACCAAATCCATAGGTCAGCTCATAGAAGAAAATGATGAAAAAGAAAGCGATTGATGAAAGCGAACTATTAAAAGTTATCGATATTATAAGCAAGAAATTAGCATACAAATTTAAATTTGGATATCATGAAATAGAGGATATGAAGCAACAGATTAGCATCTTTGCTCTGGAAGGTCTTCAAAATTATGATCACAAAAGGCCCCTTGAGAATTTCTTGTGGACCCACGTTAGAAATCGACTTTTTAATTACAAACGAGACAACTATCAAAGGCCCGACAAACCCTGCTTAAGTTGTCCACTATACGATCCCCACTTGGCTAAAAGCTATAGTGGTTGTAGTAAATATAATGATAAAAATGATTGTTCAGAATATGTTCACTGGCACTCTAGAAATAGCACCAAAAAGAATCTGATGCACCTAAGCACCATAGACGAATTAAAAGATTATGGATCAGCATTTACCACTCAAGAGGATAGTTTATTTTCTCAAATTAGCAATGGAGAGATAGTAAATAAGATAGAGGAAAATCTAAACGGCGAAAACCGAATAACATATCTAAAACTTAAAAATGGTGGTAAAGTTAGCAAGAGCGATAGTGAAAAACTAATAGCTCATATTAAAAATATACTAGAGGACAACGATGGGTAAAAAGCGCGGACAACTAAGTTTAGACGAGGAGAAGTTTATAACAGATAGTATAGGATCATTGTCTGCTGAACAAATAGCCTCAGCATTAAATAGAAATGTGGATCCTATAAATCGATATATCGATGAGCAGCAATTGTATAGTTTGCACGACAAGAGCGAGAATGAAATATTAAAAAGAAAACTACATAGTAAAACTTTCTGGAATGAGATTGTGCGGCAATTTGATGAGGATAGTGGCGAACTAGAATATTTTGAGGATACGTGGGTTGGCCTAATTAAACAATTCAGAGAGGACGTTTTACCAGCCGAAGAATTACAAATCAAACAATTTATTACAATAGATATTCTTATTAATCGTAGCATGAAAGAGCGCAAGCGTCATATTAGCGAAACGGAAAAACTACAAAAATTAGTGGATAAAGAATATGAAAAAAGTGAAAGTGATCGTGATATCCCAAAACTGGCCAACCTGGAAACTCAATTAAGTTTTGCAAGAAATAGTATTGCTAGTTATACCAACGAGTATACTAAACTATTAAATGAGCAGCAAAAGATTAGCAAAGATTTAAAAGCGACCAGAGAGCAAAGAATCAAGCGTATTGAAGATGGTAAAAGTAGTTGGGTGGGTTTGATTCGCATGCTAGAGGACGAGGACATTAGAGAAAAAGAGGGGCGAGAAATGGAGATATTGGCCATGGCCACAGAAAAGGCCAAACAAAACCTTTACGAATATCATCAATATGCTGATCATAAAGTTGATAGTCCCATACTAAATAGCACTAGTGCTTTTAAAGAAGATAATTAATGCGTAATTATAATGATCCACAATATAAAAAATGGAGACAACATATAAAGTCACGAGATAAATATACCTGTCAATGGCCAGGATGCAACTCCAAACTTAAAATTCATGCTCATCATATTAATAAGTGGGCCGATTTCCCCGGTTTAAGATATAACATTAATAACGGCATCTCCCTTTGCAAAATTCATCATGATCTTATAAAGGATAATGAGGAAAATTATTGTGGATTTTTTAGCCAATTGATATTAAATAAACTAAAAGGCAAAACATGACCAAAGATCCTTTTACAGTCATTATAGATACCAGAGAACAAATGCCATGGGAATTTGGATTGCATACCACATCCAAAAAGAAATTAGATACTGGAGACTATAGCATAGAGGGACTAGAAAATATTTTGGCCATAGAACGAAAAAAGAGTGTTAGTGAGATTGCTAATAATATAACAGAGAGTCGATTCAAAGATGTGCTCAATCGACTTGGCCAAATACCGCACAGTTTTATGCTATTAGAATTTGATATTGATGATGTTTATAGTTTTCCTGTGGGCAGCGACGTGCCTAAAAAATTATGGGATAAACTAAAAATTAGTGGTAATTATATTATGAAATATCTGGTTCAGTCTCAACTCAATCACAATATTCATATCTTGTTTTGTGGTAGTGCAGAAACAGCAGAAAGAGTGGCCGTGGGCATTATGAAAAGAATATACGAGAAATATGGAAACCAAAATAGTCAAGAAAAAATTTGATGATGCGTGGTTGGGCCTAGGAGATCTAAACGATCTCGTGGTGAATCACAATCCAATGATAGGACGAGACAAGGATGATATAGAAAATCCTGATCTGCATCTATTGCGTTTGTTTCGTAATCCAAAGTATTTTGGTAGCACATGCAAATTAATGTTTGGTATAGAACTTCATCCTATACAAATATCTATATTACAAGAATTTTGGAACACATCATTTCCCATGTTCATTGCTAGTCGTGGTTTTGGTAAAAGTTTTTTAATGGCACTGTATTGTATACTAAAGTGTGTTTTTGTTCCTGGTACTAAAATTGTGGTAGTGGGAGCCGCTTTTCGACAGAGTAAAATCATATTTGAGTATATGGAAACAATATGGCGTAATAGTCCCATATTACGAAGTATCTTTACAGGTAACGATGATGGTCCGCGTCGAGATGTTGATCGTTGTACCATGAGATTGGGCGAGAGTTGGACAGTTGCTATTCCTATGGGTGATGGTAGTAAGATCAGAGGTTTAAGAGCACATATCATCATCGCTGACGAGTTCGCATCAATATCTCCTGACATTTATGAAACTGTAGTATCAGGGTTCGCTGCTGTTAGTGCTAGTCCTATTCAAAACGTTAAAGAAGAAGCTAAAAAAGCAGCTATGAAAGATGCTGGATTATGGAATGATGAATTAGAAGCAGTACAAATTAAAAAAGGGAATCAGGCAATTATATCTGGTACAGCAGATTATAGTTTTAAACATTTTGCTCAGTATTGGAAAAGATATAAGGCTATTATCAATAGTAAGGGTGATAAAACCAAACTGGAAGAAATCTTTAAGGGCGAAGTACCGGATAGTTTTAATTGGAAAGATTATAGTATTGTTAGAATTCCATATGAATTAATTCCAAAGGGCTTTATGGATGATAAGCAAGTATCAAGAGCCAAAGCAACAATACATACTGGTATTTATAATATGGAATATGCGGCTTGTTTTACAGAAGATAGCGATGGTTTTTTTAGAAGATCACTCATTGAAAGCTGTGTTGCCAACGATACTAGACCAATTATTATTGATGGATCTCCAGTAGTATTTGATGTTAGCACTAAAGGAAATCCTAATCTTCAATATGTTTACGGTATCGACCCAGCATCTGAAAAAGATAATTTTAGTATAATAGTTATTGAATTGCATCCAACACATAATAGAGTAGTTTATTGTTGGACAACCAATAGAAATAATTTTAAAGATAGGCAAAAGACTGGTTTAGTTAATGAGCACGACTTCTACGGATTCTGTGCTAGAAAAATTCGTAATCTCATGAAGATATTTCCTTGTGTCAGAATTGGTATGGATGCTCAGGGTGGTGGAGTTGCTATTGAAGAAGCATTACATGATCCAAGTAAAATAGAAGATGTTGAACAATTAATATGGCCAGCTATTGGTGATAAGCCCAAGGACACAGATGATCAACAGGGCTTGCATATTTTAGAACTAGTTCAGTTTGCACGAGCCGATTGGACAGCTCAGGCTAATCATGGCTTAAGAAAAGATTTAGAAGATAAAGTTTTATTATTTCCAAGATTCGATCAACTTAGTTTAGCATTGGCTTTAGATAAAGACGGTAAAGATATTTTAGATTCTAACCTTGATAATTTATATGATAATGAAAGTGAATGTTTATTAGAGATAGAAGAATTAAAAAATGAATTAACTACTATAGTTATGACTCAAACTAGCACTGGCCCAAATGCTAGAGATAGGTGGGATACTCCGGAAATTAAATTACCAAATGGTAAAAAGGGTAAACTAAGAAAAGATCGATATAGTGCTTTAATTATTGCTAATATGTTAGCTAGACAATTGAATAGATCTTTAACCCCTTTTACTTATGATGTTATTGGAATTAATGCTAAAGATGCTGTTGATCATAATGGTCAAATGTATAAAGGGCCGAATTGGTTTATTGGCAACGGAAACGATAATATCTATATGGGTATTTACCGTTAATTGTGTATATAAGTTATAATTCCATCATAATCATATTACAATACTATTATGCCAAGAAAAAAAGATCAAGAAAATAAAAATATTCCTGATGCTACTCAGGATCAGCCTCTGAATGCTTATGTTACATGGGAGGATGGTAATTTAGCCGATAAACGTGAAGCTTTAGCAGAGGCTAGCAAAGGTTTGGATGAATTTGGTCTTGTTAATAAAACCGTAGCCAATAATAGCCGTTATCGTCTCGATTTTTCTAATCTTGATGGTCTTACATCTGGACGTCCTGGATTAACTCGTGCAGATTATGATTATTTTCGTCCAGAAGAAAGTGTGCCAACACACATTCGTGGCATTTTAAGTAAAGCAGACGCTATTTATAATCGTGTTGGTTTAGTAAAAAATGTAATTGATCTTATGGGTGATTTTGCTAGTCAGGGCATTAGACTTGTTCATCCAAATAAACGTATTGAAAGATTTTATAGAAATTGGTTTGAAAAAATTAAAGGTGAAGAAAGAAGTGAAAGATTTCTTAATAATCTGTATAGAGTAGGTAATGTTGTCATAAATCGTCAAACAGCTAAAATCAGTTTAAAAGTTACAGATAATCTTTACAAGAGTGTGGCATCTCCAGATTTAATCGTTAATAGCGATGATCTTAAGGTGGAAAAAAGAGAAATTCCATGGAGATATACTTTTATTGATCCAGTATGTATTGAGATTGTAGGAGGTGCATTATCATCATTTGTTGGAGATAAATCCTACGCTATTGTTTTACCTCCTATTTTACGTAAAACTATTAATAGTCCTAAGAGCGAAGCAGAAAAGAAAATCGTTGAACAATTACCACCAGCTATTATTGAGGCAGCAAGACAGAAAAAAGCATATATGCTGGACACAGATAAAACTTTAGTTTTCCATTATAAAAAAGACGATTGGAAGAGCTGGGCATATCCAATGATCTATGCTATTATGGATGATATTAATATTGTAGAAAAACTTAAACTTGCTGACGTTACTGCTCTTGATGGTGCTATTAACAATATTCGTATTTTTAAACTTGGTAGTTTAGAGCACAAAATTGCACCAACAGCATCTGCGGCAACCAAACTAAGTAATATTCTTGGTAATAATGTTGGTGGTGGTACAATGGATCTTATTTGGGGTCCAGACATTGAATTAATTGAGAGTAAAACTAGTGTTCATCAATTCTTGGGAGAAGGTAAATATATACCACACTTAAATGCTATTTATGCTGGTCTAGGTATTCCACCAACACTAACAGGAACATTTGGCGGTGGTGGTACTACTAATAATTTTATTAGTCTAAAAACACTAACTCAAAGATTAGAGTATGGACGTAAAACACTAATGGCATTCTGGAAACAAGAAATTGCTTTAGTTCAAAAAGCTATGGGTTTCCGTTACCCAGCTAAAATTGAATTTGATAAAATGGATCTTAGTAATGAAGACGCTGAAAAAGCATTATTAATTCAATTAGCAGATCGTAATATTATTAGTGATGAACTTATCCAAAGAATGTTTGGTGTTGATCCTGATATTGAAAAAGCCAGAATTAATAGAGAATCTTCAGAAAGAGATAGTAATCGTATGACTAAAAAGGCTGGACCTTATCATGATGCTAATTTTGATAAGAGCTTGAAAAAGATTGCTCTACAACTTGGCATAGCAGCGCCAAGTCAAGTAGGCTTAGAACTAGAACCCAAAAAGAGAAATGAACTTAATCTACTTGAAATGAAAGCACAATTTCCAGCAGCTCCTAAAGCTGGTGGTTTCGGTAGTTCTCCACAGGATACAAATCAACCAACAGGAGTATCAGGACAAGGTAGGCCAAAAAATGTTAAAGATACTCAAAAAAGAAAAACGAAAAAGTTTAGCCCACAAACTGGTGCCTCGTTAAATATTTGGGCTATAGAATCTCAAGATAAAATTTCTGATATAATGAACCCTCAATTATTAGAATTTTATAATAAAAAAAATATGAGAAGCTTATCCAGTAGTGAATATGATGAAGCAGAAGATGTCAAAACTAAGATCCTATTATCATTAGAGCCTTTTGAAGAAGTAACGGAAGAGTTAGTTTTGTCTAAACTCAATACTTTAAATAGTATTGATATTAATCATGATTTTATAAATTATAAAAATTTTATTAAACTAATTAATAATGAAATAAATAGGTCATTAACCTCCGAAGAAATTAAATATACAAAAGCTTATTTGTATAAAACGGTGTATATTCCCGAATAACACTTTAAGAAGGCAAATTATGGAAATTTATCCACAAGAAATTGAAGATGGTCTATCACAAGCCCTATCTGCAAAAGCTTCTATAGTTTATGCTTCACAATTAGTCCAATCACCAGTCCCCAAATCTCGTAATTCAAAAATTAATATCAAAGCGCTTGCTGGTATTGATGACAAAGATTTGTATTATACACAATCAATCCTTGTCACAAGTTCTTGGAATAAAAATGATGATATATTTGATAAAGCAGAAGTTTGGGCAGCTAGGAATACTCCAGAAGATAAACCCACAAATTTAGAACACGATGAATCCACAATAGTTGGTCATATTACATCTAATTGGCCAATCATGCCAAATGGAAATATTATCGACGAAAATACCCCTGTTGAAGATCTACCAGAAAAATTTCATATTTTAACAGGCTCAGTAATTTATACTGGTTTTACAGACCCTGATCTCAAATCCAGAACCGCACAACTAATTAACGAGATACAGTCTGGTAATAAGTATGTAAGTATGGAATGTTTTTTTAGTGGATTTGATTATGGATTAATTGATAAAACAACTGCACAATATAAAATTTTACCAAGAAATTCTGAAACAGCATTTTTAACTAAACATTTAAGAGCATATGGTGGTCTTGGTGAACATCAAAATTATAAAATTGGTCGAGTATTAAGAAATATAACATTTTCTGGAAAGGGGTTTGTAAGCAAGCCAGCTAATCCAGATAGCGTTATATTTACTAAAGATAATATTAATTTTGATAAACAAGTACTCAGTATCGAACTTAATAAAGAAAAAAATGAGTCTTTTTCACAAGTAGGTGTATTTTCAAATCAAGCCAATTTAAAGGAGAACATAATGAGTGTAGAGACTGACAATCAAGAAGTAGCTGCTATCACAGAAAAAGAAGGCATGAATATGCTATATCCAGGAGCAACTCCTCCAGACGCGCAAATCGCTGAAATGCACGAAGAAGAACTTAAGAAAAAGGTAGAAGATCTTCAAAAGAAAAAAGAAGAACTTGATATGCAGGAAGCTATGCTTCAAAAGAAAAATGAAGAAATGGCTATGCAAGAGACCATGCTTCAAAAGAAAAATGAAGAAATGGCTAAAATGCAGACCGAACTTAATAACGTTTATGCTGCTCTAGAAACAAAAAAGAAAGAGCTTGCTGAAACAATGAAAAAAGAAAAGAAAATGAAAAGAGTCGCCACACTAGTTGAGAGTGGTGTAGATTCAGAGGTTGTTAACAATGTGATCGACACACTAGAAAATGTTGATGACGCATCTTTTGATGCTATCACAACACTAGTTGCTGCGGTTAAACCAGTCAAGGTAGCAGAAGTTAAGACTAATACTAATTTAGAAACAGAAGATAGTCAACACCCACTCGCTACAATTTCTGATGCTCTTGAAACAGCAGAAGTTGAAAAAGACATTGATCTTAGTGTTGGTAGTGAAACAGAAATTGAATCACACAACACAAGAGCTGCCTTAGTTGATTTCGTTTATAGTAGACTAGGTAAAAAACTTAATAAGGGAGAATGAACATGGCTTTAAAAGCAGATCGCGTTGAAACATTCACAGATATTTCATTTTTTATGGGTACAACCGCTACTCGCGGTGGTATCGTAGTATTTAGCACAAGTGGCTCAGGCGTAAGTATGGATGATGCTAGGGCTGTTGTTGCTTATCCAAGCACAACTTCATCTGGCACCAATCCAGGTGGTCTATTGCTAAATGATGTTGTTAACTATGATCTAACTAGACAACACATCAATTGGCACAAAGACGAGGTTCAGGTTGGTAGTAAGGTAACTCTACTACGTAGAGGTCAAGTTACTACTAACAATATCACTGGAACTCCAACTGCTGGTAATCCTGCATATTACGACGCTACTGGTAACCTAACAGCTACCGCTAGTGGTCAATTTGTGGGTGGTGCTTTCGTTCCAGTAGGCACCTTCTTGAGCGCCAAAGATGCTGACGGTTATGCAAAAGTAGACATTAATATCAGATAATCATAAGGGAGAAAAATATGACCAATAATAGATTTGAAGCAACTCCAGAATTAACAGATCTTCTTGTTCGTTCTGGTTCAGTAAATAAAGAAGAAGCAATGGCTGCAAACCATGAGTTTGCTAAGGCTCTAGAGCTTCCTCTTCGTAAGGGCGTATTGAATGGCGATATTCTAGATGACATTTTCGAGCCAATCCAACTGGCTCAAAGTGCTACTCCAGAATTTCCACTTGATTTCGTTGCTCCTGGCACCGAAAAAGACTTTGTGGCCTATACCATTCCAAACCATGGTTATATTCCACAACGTCATGTTGAAGGCGATTACGTCATGGTTCCAACCTATGACATTGGCGCTAGTATCGATTATCTTCTAAAGTATGCTCGCGATGCCCGTTGGGACGTTGTTGGTCGTGCTATGGAAGTTCTCGAAGCACAATTCGTCAAGAAGATGAACGATGACGGCTGGAATACACTACTAGCCGCTGGCGTTGACCGCAACATCATTGTTTATGACAACGATGCCACACAAGGTCAATTCACCAAGCGTCTTGTAAGTCTAATGAAGACCGTTATGCGTCGTAACGGTGGTGGTAACTCTGCTAGTCAGAATCGTGGTATGCTAACTGATCTTTATGTCTCTCCAGAGGCTATGGAAGATATCCGTAACTGGGGTCTAGATCAGGTAGACGAAATCACTCGTCGTGAGATCTATGTTGCTGCTGATGGTACACTCAATCGTGTATTTGGCATCAATCTACATGATCGCGATGAACTTGGTGTTGGTCAGCAATATCAAACCTTCTACACAAACACCCTATCTGGTGCTCTACCATCAGGCAAGGAAGAAATTGTGGTCGGTCTTGATCTTCGCAGACGCGATTCTTTCATTATGCCAATTCGTCAAGAAGTACAAATCTTCGAGGACGATACTCTTCATCGTCAGAAGAGAGCAGGTTTCTATGGTTGGGCTGAACAGGGCTTCGCTGTTCTCGATAACCGTAGAGTACTACTCGGCAGTATCTGATAGTGATCTACAAAGCATGTTAAACCAAAAGAGGCTGGCCCTAGTGGCCGGCCTTTTTTGTTAGGTGTATGTATAAATATACAATCTGGAGATTAATTTATGGCATGGCAAGACACAATGACTACTATGACCCGTGTGCTAATTAATGATTTGGGTGCCACCCCAACATATAGTGATAGTAGATTACAGCAACTAATATTAGTAGCAGCAAGATATGTTGAACAAGATGTTAAATTTGATATAGATTATATTATTAATTTTACTACATCTGGTTTAAGTCCTGATCCTACTGATACTAATACTCTTGATGATGCATTTACTAATCTTGTAGTTTTAAAAGCATCTTGTATTGCTGATGAAAGCACATTTAGAACGAAAGCTGTTAATGAAGGTATTAGAACGTCCTTAGCATCAGCTAATTTAGCTATACAAGGTAATCTAAGAGGTTATCAAGTATTGCTGGAAGAAGGCCCATGCTCACTCTACAATAGAATGAGAATGGAATATCAAACAGGTAATACATCTGTTGTTAGAGCTGTCCTTGGTCCATTCGTTGGGAATAACTTTGATCCTAGATATTTATTACGTGGCGCATTTAGAAGCACATCCACAAATGACATTTATTCATAGGATTATTATTTATGGTAGATTTTAATGCATTAAGATTAGCATATAATGCTCAAATAGATACTATGCTTGCTGATGAAGGATTATCTAGTGAGTGTAAATTAAATTATGGAGTTACGAAACGAGATTTGTGTCCAAATTGTATTTATGATGTTAATCTTAAAAAATCGGCAGGTAAATACAAAACAGGTGGTCCTATTTCCTTCTCTTTAGGAATGTTGTGTCCATATTGTAATGGTGTTGGTTATTATGGCGAAGAAACCACAGAAACTATTTATCTGACAATTATTTGGGATTATAAAAAATGGATAAATACACCAGATAATATTCAAAATCCTGTTGGTTTTATTCAAGCCATTGGTAAAAAATCTCATTTATCTTCTATTAGAAAAGCTAAAGAGATGACCATTGTTTATCCTTCTGTGAATAACCATTATCCTAAATTTGAACTATATGCAGAACCTACTCCTTGTGGATTAGGCGATAATAATTATATAATATCCATGTGGACAAAAAAGCAGTGATTAAATATTATGGAACTTAATTTAAAACTCATCGCAAATAATCAAAGTATTGGTAAAGACATATTGATTGCATTATTGCCCGACATTATAGACTATATGAACAATGTAATAAAATATATTAAAATTAATTTACCCGAAGTTGTGCGTAATGCTATAGTTTCAACACCCGAATACCAGTCTTTGGTTGGTGGACAATTACAATTTGAATTAGGTATTCCTGATGTTAATCAAAAAATTAGTGGTTTATTAAATATTTGGATGAATAATATCGTTTATGAGTATCAAATACCAAGGATTGCTAATAATAAAATAATAGGTAATTTTAGTGTTGGTATGATTAGAGTAGATTTTGATGATGTTATTTATTCAGAATATGCTACTATAAGAGATGTTAAAGGATATTCTTTACCGTGGTTAGAATGGTTATTAATGGATGGAAATACAATTTTAGTACCAGCTCATGAAGTTCTATTCGGACCTAGTTCTTACTCTAGAACTGGTAATGCTATCATGAGAAAAAATAAAAATAGAAACTGGAAAGTTCCAGCCCAGTATGCTGGTACATTAAATGATAATTGGATAACACGAGCATTAGATTCTGCAGAATCAGACATTCAGGATATTCTTAATAGAGCGAGTCAAATATGAGTATATGTAATTATTTAACAACATTTAAAGCTGTTAATAGTATTTCAGATGATTTATTATTAAATATTATTGAATCTAATTTTAAAATGTATCTGGACTGGTCTTTTTTAAATATTGGGGCTTGGTTCAATGCCCAGATAGCCTACAGTGGTTCCATATATGGTCCGGATAACCCATATTCCAAATTGCTTCTTGTAGAAGATGATAGTTTTACTAGTGGTCAGGTATGGCAGGGTATTCGTAAAGATTGGGTGTGGGAGAGTGGGGTTTCTTATAATGGTAATAGCCCAATACAAATTAGCGGGGTTTATATTAATAATAATTTTAATGCATATGCTAGTGGTAATTTAACCATTGATTATCCGCTGGGAAGAGTTATTTTTGACAACCCCATAGCCACGAACTCTACTGTTAAAGCTAATTATAGTTATAGATATGTGCAAACTTATAGAGCTAGTGATAGTCCATGGTTTAATATTATACAATTTGCATCTATGGAGACTAATAATGCTGACATTACACAAACTGATGATGGAAATTGGTCAATTGGTGGTAATCATAGGGTACAATTACCAGCTATTGTGATAGAATCAATACCACGAGCACGACAAAGACCTTATGAAATTGGGTCAAATGCTTTAATAATTGATCAAGCTTTATCATTTCGTATATTAGCAGAAAATAAAAATGATAGAAATAAATTATTAGATATTATAAGATCTCAACAAGATGCTACAATAGCATTATTTGATACTAATAAAATAGCACAAGATAATTTGTTCCCATTAGATGCTAATGGAGATCTTATTGTTAATCCTTTGATGTACCCTGATTTATTATGTAACTATTTATGGAGAAAATGTTGGATAAAAAATGTGGATTTTATTGAAATCGACTCTATCAACCACAACTTTCATCAAGGCGAAGCTAGAGTCACGCTTGAGATTATTTCTGTATAATTAAAGGTTTTTGTGTATCTATTAGTAAGACATATTCTTATATCCTTACCATACAACAATCTGTAGTGGAGAATAATTATGGCCAATAATCGTATTTATTATGCAATTCAACAAGTAAGCTTGGGCAGTGGTTTAAGTACTGCTGGTCAACCAGGAAGCGGTATCACTGGATCACCAGTAGCCGTCCACGGTTTACAGAGTGTTGGTATCACAACTAATTTTAATCTTGAGCAAATTTATGAGATGGGTCAACTATCCCTCTATCAGAACTTTGAAAATGTACCTGATATTGAGGTTACTCTTAATAAAGTTCTCGATGGTTATCCATTGCTTTATGTGCTAGCCACAGAAAGAGGCACAGGCCTACAATCTGGTTTAATAGCAACTAGTGCCGATCTTGCTGGTCGTGCTAATACCCGTACAGATCTTCAATTAGCTATTTATCCAGATAATCAGGTTAGTGCTAAGAATGGTTCACTAGCTGTTGTTAGTTGCAGTGGTATGTATGTGAGTTCAGTAAGTTACACATTCCCAGTCGATGGTAACTTTACAGAAGATGTTACTCTTGTTGGTAATGATAAGATTTGGAGCACAACAGCTATTACTGGATCCTTTACTAATAATAATGATAGTCCAGCCGCTGTGCAAGGTGTTAATCGTAGACAACATCTCACAATGGGTAATTGCAGACTTCCAAAACAAATTCCAGGCATTTCTTCAAGTGGTACTAATGATCTAATTAGTGGCACTAGTGGTTATGCTGTTCACTTCCAAAATATCTCAGTAAGCTGCAACATGGGCCGCGAGAGTATATTTGAATTAGGTACAAGACAACCATATTATCGCTATATCAACTTCCCAGTTGAAGTTACTAGTGAGTTTGAAGTTATGTCAGTAAGTGGCGAGTGGGTAAATGCAACAGCAAAGGGTTACTATACTGGTACAGAAAGCAGCCCAACAGTTGCCAATGACTCCACACCAGCATGCAATAATAGATTTAATCTTCAAAATGAGACTATTTTCCTCGAAACTTGCGAAGGCACAAGAATTGGTTTAGGTCAGAAAAATAAACTTACCAGTGTTAACTATACTGGTGGTGATACTGGTGGTGGTAATGTTACAATGACATATAGCTACCAAAACTTCAATGACTTCTCAGTTGCTCATAGTGGAGGTCTCTACTATAGTACTTTAACAGCTGGTGTTTGATAGTTAATTAAATTTCAGAAATTGGATATTGACCTGGATTATGGATAGCAAGATACTTCATTTATATTTATCTCGTATATTATCTGGATTTTATATATTTATATATAATGATACCAAATATAAATTGGTATATCCAGATATTTCTTTAAAATATAATGCTGAATTATATGCTGATTTAGAATATGAAACAAATAAATATAATGAATGGATAAAGGATGAAGAAATAGTATCATATTTAGTGGATTTTGGACAGTGGAGTTGGAATGGTGACGATATTTTGAAAAAAATGGAAAAAGAAATAGACGATTATAAAATACAAATTTATAATAATTTTCTTAATCCGCAAAAAATTCGTCAATTGAAACAAACTATAGAAAATATCAGACAAAAATATAATAAATACTATAGTATTAGACATTCTATGGATCATCTAACTATCCAAGGATATTCTCAAATCTTAAAAAATCAATTTATATTA